TATGGGCCGGGAGTACGGTCCCGGCCCATAACCCCGAACACAAGGATATACCATGCACGCAACAACCCGACACTGGACAATCTGGCGCTTTCAGTCGATTGACGGCTCGCAATGCGTCACGGTCGCCAAGCCGACCATTGATGGTGGTAGGCCAAACGAATACAATTGCATCCTTGGTTATGTCGAAAGCGCATACACGGCCAGTGATGCTATTGCGAAATGGAAGGACTCGCAATGCTCGGCAAAGTAATTGATGTCGATGGCACGTCGTACAAGTTAGACGAGAAGCCATCCCGGAAATGGGATTGCCATGGGTGCGATTTATACCGTGGCCTTCGCTGCGATTGCCCGCGTGAGCATCGGGCAGATTGCGACAATGACGGCATTACCCCATACCAGTGGCGGGAACAATCCACATGATTCGCATCATCTACAGCGAAACGCCAGCCGGGAATTATTGGTTGGAATATGACCGCCACGACTCACGTATGGTAGACCATTTACTGGCTGGCGCAGGTTGGTCGCCTAGTATCGACGAGGTAAATGCCTTTGTTGAACTGGCCAAAGCGCACGGTATCCGCATCGCCATCCCCACGCGCCGCGCATGACTATGCGCCTCCCCCGCCTCCTCCTCCTAACCCTCCGGCGAGCAATCCGCATCGCCGGCCACCGGTCCGAATGGACCGAGACCCTGTACGGAGACTAAGCCCGTGGCCGAAAAAGCCATATGCCGCGAATGCGGCGTGACCTTCTACTATGTCCGCAAGGCCAGGAAGCGGACCCGATGCAACGCCTGCAAGCGGGCGAAGCGCATACGTGACATCGAAACCTATTTCAGCAAGGGAGCCTAGGCCAATGAAAGTTTCTGTCCTACCAGCCGAGTTTGATTTCCGCGAACACCTCTATCTCTGGAAGAAGTACAAGGCCAGTGATCGCCTTATCCCATGGGAAACCGCCCGCGAATACTTCCGCAAGCCCGACATATACGTCAATGACATGACGCATCCGCCAATCATCGGGCCGACGCTGGAGGCGGTGGAGCTATGAACGTTCTCGTTGCCTGTGAATCCAGCGGAACCGTGCGAGAGGCATTCCGCAAGCTGGGACACAATGCATGGTCATGCGACCTGTTGCCCGCCGACGATAATAGCCCATATCATGTGGTCGGGGATGCACGATACGTCATCGCCAACATGATTGCCAACGATGGGCGCGATATGATCCCTATAAACCAGGCTGAGTGGGATCTCGTCATCGCCCACCCCCCTTGCACGCATCTTGCGTCCAGCGGGGCGCGACACTTCGCGGCGAAGCGAGCCGATGGGAGACAACAAGAAGGTATCGACTTGTTCTTGGCTATTCTGGAGTGCTGCCAGAAACACGCAAAGAAGTGGGCCATTGAAAACCCTATCGGCATCATGTCGCGCCTGTACCGTAAGCCCGACCAGATCATCCAACCGTGGATGTTCGGCCACCCTGAGACAAAGGCTACATGCCTCTGGTTGGGCTGGCTGAAGCCGCTTGTGCCGACCCATGATGTCAAGGCCGATATGCTGGCACTCCCCGTTGCCAAGCGCCATCGCATCCACCATATGCCGCCGTCCAAGGATCGTTGGAAACTGCGGTCTAAGACCTACCAAGGCATTGCGGACGCCATGGCTTCGCAGTGGGGCCGGCTATGAACGACATTTGCCGTCGTGTGCGTGCCAAGATGCCGCCCTCGATATGCCAGGGGTGTGGCCGCTCGCACCGTGTTAAGCGTCCGAGCGGGGAGCCTGCCGCCTTCTGTTCGATGTCGTGTTATCAGCAGTCTGTATACCACACACGCAAGGCGCAGGATGCGAAAGCCCACTAGAAACCGCTGGCGCGGCGCAGAATATGCGCCTACCGATCACCCGCGTAACCGCCACACGGCGCTGGTACGCACCACACGAAAGCACCGTCATGCCTGACCCGATCGACAACCTCCACGATGCTGTTGTGGAGCGGTATCACATCAACCGCCAACGGCAGGATATCTGGGAGGGGCTGGAGCAAGCCGTATCCCGCACCATCGTCCACATGCACGATGAGATGGCCCCGGAATGGCTTCGTACGGCTTTAGACCGCACGCGCATACGCCTGTCCTGCCTGCGCACTGATGAAGTTTTTCTGGAGGGCAGCGCCAAGCGCTTAGAGGCCATGGAATCCACGGTTGATGCGGTCCATCTCTGCGAGGCGGTCATCGCTTTGGGGGAGACTACATCTCGTGGCGTTGCCCGTGCGCTGGAGCGCTATGGGTTCGATGAGGAAGACATTGACTGGATCGTGCGCGAAGCTAAGCGTGATGCGCCGCATATCTTCGAAGACGCAGATGACACGCGGAGCCGCAACCGTGAGTGACCCCATCAAATACCCCATCACCGTCCACCACGACGGCAAATCGTACATCGCGCATGTAGAGCTTACGCCCGAGCTTGCGCGGCAGATCCTTGGTGACCTGCCGGCGCGGGTGGGCGCGCTAGAGACGCAGCACGCCTGGCTCATGCAGCACGCCGTCGTTGGCGGCAGCGACGGGCGAGATGCCGAGCGGCCCGCCCAGCCGCAGGATAAGGATCAGGATGAGGACGAGGCGCAGGACATCATCAACAGGCTATACAATAACAGCGGCCGATACGGAGACGCCGCTCGTCTGGCGAACATTATCGCCGCCTTGCGCGCCCAGGTCAAGAAATTGGAGGCGAAGCTGGCGGTCACGGAATCTGAGCGCAATAGCCTGGGCGGAGAAGTCGCGGTGCTGGCGCTGACGCTTGACGCAGAGCGGGTCGATTACAGATCACAGGTTGCCGCGCTTAAGGCGCGAGTCGTCACGTTAGAGGACGCGCTAAGAAAAGCAGCGCAACTCAAAACCGGAATGACTTACGCAGATTTTTGTACGACTCTATACGAAGTCCACAGTGCCATCCGCGCCGCCGGGATCGAGGTCGAGTCGTGAGCGGGGGGCAGCGGGTTGTTAGCCACGAAAAGCACACCATGAAAACCTATCGTATTTCACACATCACCGACTTACTGGACATTCCGCCCGAGCATTGGGATGAGTGCATGCGGGATATTCGCGGGTGCATGGTTAGCCTGCATCTGCTGCGGGCGGCTGCATCCTGTGTCGAGAATGCGCCGGAATTAGCCCGCCCGTCCGACATGTGCCCGTTCATTGAGTTTACACCAGACGGGAAAGGCGACATCACCCCCATGTGCGGGGATATGCCTTTGATGACGTTCCGCATTACGAGAGACGATCAGGCTAACGCCCAAGCTGACTTGCCGGGCGGAAAGGACACAGAATGAACGATAACCAGTCGTCGCCCGGTCAAGTCCAGCGACTTGTTCGATTCCGAACGATCAACCGGAGAAATAAACCATGAACCCCAATATCTGCCAAGATTGCCTGGATCTTATCCGCGAACGCGACGAATTGAAGGAGCAACTTGCCGAGGCTGTTTCATACTTGCGGGAAGGTAAGGCTAAATTCGCGCCAACCACCACGAATAGTCATGTCGATGTGTTCCTGGCGCAGTACTACGCCAAGGAATCTAACGCCAACGATCACCGGGCCGATGCCCAGAAAGAACTCCATGAACACTAAAAACGTCACGGCATCGGCTCCGGTGCATCAACTTGTTGGGCAGACTGGAACAGAGAACTGTCATGTCTGATCTCGAAATTAAAATGGAAGTCATCAAGGTCACCGTGCTGCGCTGCCCGACGTGCGGGTATGAGAGGCGGATGCCTGGCATCTATGATCCTGAGTACATAGACCGTGCATGCCCTGCATGCGTCGATCCTGGCCGCTGGGCAGGATGGGCGTCTAAGCGCGGGGCTGATCCTGTGCGGTTCAACGGTGGCACCACGGACGGCTGTCTGCCCAACGCCGAAGATAACGGGGCCGGCAAATGACCCCGAACAACGAAACCAACCATGGCCCGGCTCCCGTTCATCACCTTGTTGGGCCGGTTTGTAATTGCGGAGAGGCTGCAATTAAAGGGATTATGTTTACCAATTTCAACCACGGCGCATGGGCGGCAATATGTGACAGGTGCTTACAGCACCACTACGAGATGGCGCAGGACACCAATGACCATGAGATGCGCCACTTCGGTGGATCGTTTGGCCTTGTTACATGGGAAGAGCGAGACATCGACAGCGCCATCCAAGATCCCGAGACGGGCCATCTGTCTTGGCCCAACGCCAGAGTTGACCGGGCCGGCGCAAGTGACGCCGGCCAAGCACAGAAACCCATCGTCGCCGGCTCCGAGTCTAACGACTTGTTGGATGCGACTATTTCAAAGGAAGCGAAGCCATGAGTGATCCATCAGCAATCCTTTCCGAAGTCAGCCTAGAGCGTTGGCGACAGAAGACAGCCGAGGGATGGACCGTGGATCACGACGACGATCATTGTGGCGGCGAATTGGCCCAGGCCGCAGCCTGTTATGCCGATCCTGCGCCGGAAATAATTCGGGTCGCAAAAGATGACGGGCGAAAAACCACCGTCACAGGCACCTGGATTCCCAAGCGATGGCCCTGGGCCGTCGATGGGTACAAGCCCAAGGATCGCCGCCGCGACCTGATCCGCGCCGCCGCCTTGATCGTTGCCGAGATCGAGCGCCTGGATCGCGCACAGGAGCGAGCATCCAACGCCGGATTACCGCCCGTAGCAGCATCAGAACAGGGCGATACGGGCGGGCAGGGTCAGGATAACACCACGCCGGCCTGATTATGCCTGGCAATGGAATACCATTGCCAGATAAGAATATCTCCATTCTATTGATTACTGTTTATCATGAGGAGTAGCTTGACGGATTGGGAATGAGGCGTAGGATAGGACCACGCCGACAAACAGGGTTCGCCCCCTGCGGTGGTGCTGCGACAACATCTGACGAGTCCACCAAGAACCAGCTTCTTGGGAACCTCTCTACCATGGGGCATTGCAGCAGCCCGAGCGACATGGTGTGAGGGGTTCCCTGGCGGCTGGTTCGTTTTTAGGAAGGAACCGAGGATGCCTATCTCCGAATCGCTCAACCATCTCGCTGTCACGCCACGCCTACCGGATTCCAGCCGGCAGGATGTCCGTATCTGGGCGGGTGGATTTGAGTTCCACGTTCCCTATACCACGGTCGCAGTCGGGCCTAAGCCTGGTGGTGGATCCATGGTCGCCGATATCGGCAGGTTCTCCTACGGCGACTCCGTGCGGGTTATCGGGGATGAGGGGATGGACTACCGTGCCACCATTGGAGGCAAGCCGTGAGTCGCAGCTATTGGGTTAAGATTAACCTTGATGACCTCTGTGCCGAGCTAGATACCCTGCGTCCAGACCAGCACGCTGAGTGGCTGGCGGGATTCCGAGCCGGGAGCCGTGGGAAAATCCCTGATGGGTGGGACGGACCTCGTTTGATGGGCGCTGAGTTTGGCCTGGCGTGTCATGGTGAGGCCGAGGCATTCCGAGCCACCAAGGCGGCTGGAGGCAAGGCTAGACAGGCGCAGGTCAAGCAAGCACATGCTCAGCATATGCTGACGTCATGCTCAGCGGATGCTCAGCATGAGACCCAGCCAACCAACAACCAACAACCAACAACTACTAACCAGAATCCAGAAACCAAAAAAGAAAGACAGGTCGCTGTCGCTCCCCGCTTCACTGCCCCGAGTGTGAATGAGGTTCGGGACTACTGCGACGAGCATGGGCATGCTATCGACCCAGATGCGTTTGTGGACTTCTATGAATCCAAGGGGTGGAAGGTTGGCAACTCGCCCATGAAGTCCTGGCAAGCTGCCGTGCGCACATGGGTCAAACGCAGCTACACGCAGTCCCAAGCTAGGCCGACCAAGCCGGTAGGGACTGCCGAGCCAGCATGGGACGACGGTGGTCCTAGCCCTGAGCAGGCGTACGACATTTGGAAGGAAGCTATGGCCGAGCGGGAAGAGCGTCTGAAAGTGTCACCGTGATCGACAACTCCGAGGCCCATGACGAGGTGGCGTTCTTCCGTGCGCTCACGGACGCCGGCTGCACCGTGAAGGGGAAGTCCAGCACATGCCCATGGCACGACGACTCAACCCCGTCGGCCAGCATCCTACAGGGTCAGGATGGACACTGGCGTCTCCACTGCCACAGGTGTGACCGCACCGGGGATGTCTACGATATCCGTAGTAGCATCACCGGACGAAACGAGTTCAAGGAAGCCAAAGTCATGGCAAGGTCTAATTTCCCCTCGAAGAAGGAAAAGTCTGCCGTTGAGGCGGAAACAGGCCCTAGCGTCGATCCTGGCGTGCCTTCGACGGGTGACTTGAAGGGCAAGCAGGCGGTGGTGGACATGGTGAAGCGGGCAGGGGTTCCCCAGGCGTGGTACAAGTACGGCCCTCCCGATGCCCCGGTCCTGCTGATCGTCAGGTTGATGCCCCATGGCGGGGCCAAGAAGCAGTTCCGGCAGTTCACCTGCCACCCCGACGGCACCTATACGGCTAAGAACCTGATCCCGAGGGGGTCCATCCCCCTGTACCGATCCCATGAGGTGGCCGGTGTGGACACCGTGCTGGTCGTGGAGGGTGAGAAGGCGTGCGATGCGGCATGGGCTATGGGCATACCGGCTGTGACTTCCGCCATGGGCGGGAAGAACGCCGAGTCGTCCGATTGGTCATCGCTGGCCGACAAGCGGGTCGTCATCTGGCCCGACAACGATACGGTCGGAACCGAGTATGCCGATACCGTGACCAAGATACTAGCCGAGCTTGGGGCTAGGGTCGGTAGGCTTGACCCGTCGCTGATGTGCATGCCCGAAGGCGGCGACATTGCCGACCTGTGGGAGAAGTGGGGTAAGAACCCAAGTGCCGATGAGATTGATGCCGTCAAGACATTCATTGGCGATGCGCAGTTCGGCAGCTATGCGGACACCCTAGCGGCATGGCAAGCTGAAGTCATCGCCGGCAAGTGGCAAACCTTGGATATGCCCCACGCGAACCTGGGCGCTCTCACCAGAGCGATGATGCCGGGGGCTGTGACCATCTTGTGCGCTGATCCCGGCGCGGGCAAGTCGTGGTTCATGCTCCAGTGCATGCAGTTCTGGAACAAGGCTGGGCATAAGGCTGCCGTCCGCATGATGGAAGACGACATCCGGATGCACCTTGCCCGCCTGCTGACGCAGCTAACCGGCAACAACCACGGATGCGACAAGTGGGTAATGGCGAACCAGATGGTTGTTGATGAGGACATGCGTAACCATCGAGATGAGATTGACAAACTTGGCGCTCTCATCACTGCCGAGGATGACGATGATCTTCCGTCCCATAAGGACATCATCGCCTGGGTGGAGCGTAAGGCTAAGGCTGGTTGCCGCGTGGTGATGATCGACCCCATCACTGCCGTCAAGCAGGGCCGGGAGCCGTGGCTACAGGACTTTGAGTTGTCCATGCGCCTGAAGTCGATTGCCAAGAAGTACAAGATGAGCGTGATCGTAACCACCCACCCGCGCGGAACAGCCAAGGAGCCATCGCTAACCGGGATGGCTGGCGGAAACGCATGGACTCGCTTCTGCCACACGGCGCTGTGGCTCTCGCAGATGAATCCTAAGCAACACACCTTGATCGACGGCACCACGGTCATGGCCGACAGGGTTGTCCATATTCTGAAGTGCAGGTATGGGAAGGGCAACAAGATGTCGATTGCTATGACGTTTGAGGGCAACTGCACGATGAAAGAGGCCGGTGTCATCATGCCTAAGAAGCAGAAGGACGAACAGCAGGACGATCAGCACATGCCGCCGCCACCCTCCAACCGCGCCGCCAAGCTGCGCTCTCAGCCGAGTGACACCGAGGATCTTTTTCATGGTTAGAAACGTTGACATTTCCGAAAACCTGTAGACGTTATCAGACGCAACGCCGGACACCGGCAAAGGATCCCATGCATTCCTCCCCCCGTAACACACTCACGGTCGTTCAGATCGTGACCCACCTGGACCGCTTTGGCCGTCCAGATCCCAGCATCACCGACCGCCCATGCCTTCCCAGCGAGGCACCGCGTATCATCGCGGAGGAAATGCGTCGGAATCCGTACGCCACCGCCTATGTGCTGGACAGTCATGGACGCTGACCTGCCCCGCATCTCCACGTCCTGCTATGCCGCCCGCTTCCGTGACGCCAAGGCGAAGCTGGGCCTCGATGAACACGCTACGCTTGATGACGTGCTGAAGCGTGTGATCCACGGCAACGCCGAACAGACACTTTCCCTTGAAGCCTGGCTGAAGCTGGGCAAGACGTTCCTGAACGACGACCGAGCCTAAAGGACTCACCCATGGCATTCACATTCACCACCGCCACCAAGACGCAGGCCAAGCTCCGCATGGCGCTACAAGGCCCTTCCGGCGCAGGCAAGACCTACTCGGCGCTGTCCATCTGCAAGCACCTGACCACCAGCATGGAGAAGGTGGCAGTCATCGACACGGAACACGGCAGCGCCAGCAAATACGCCGACGACTTCGCGGGATTCCAGACCTGCGCCATTGCCCACAACTACCACCCGCAGCACTTCATCGACGGGCTGGATGCTGCCGCGCAGGCTGGCTTTGAGGCAGTCATCATCGACAGTCTGACTCACGCATGGAACGGCCCTGGTGGCTTTCTGGAACTGGTCGATGAGGAAGTCAAGCGCATGTCGGCCAAGGGGTGGAAGGCCGACAGCTTCGCCGCATGGAAGAATCTGACGCCGATCTACAACCGGCTGGTGCAGTCCATCCTGTCCAGCCCGCTGCATGTGATCGTCTGCTTGCGCGCCAAGCAGGAGTACGAGAAGGTCAAGGGCGACGATGGCAAGGTGAAGGTGCAGAAGGTCGGCATGGCCCCCGAGATACGCGACAACTTCCAGTATGAGATGGACGTGGAGGGCATGCTGACGATGGATCACGACTTCATCGTTGGCAAGACCCGCTGCCGCGCCATTGACGGCAAGGTATTCCACAAGCCTGGTGCTGAACTGGCCGCTCCGCTCAAGGCGTGGTTGACCGATGGCGCTCCTGCCCCTGCGCCGGAACCCAAGCCAATGACCTTGGGCGAAGCGTTCAAGGCTGCCACCGCCAAGGGACACGACAAGCCGACCCTGCTGGCGAAGGCTGGTGAGGCGTGCGGATACCCGGTCAACGGTGCTGCCGACATCAAGGCTGAGGACGCCTGCAAGGTTGTCGCTGCGTGGGGTGCGATGTGAGCGAAGGTCACGACAAGTTCAGCCCAAGCCGCCTAGCCCAGTTGGAGAACTGTCTCGACTGGGAATCGGCTGGCGACAGTGACGCTGCCAGCTACGGCACGATGGTGCACAAGCTCATCGCTGACATCGCGCAGGGCAACGCCATTGACGCCGACATGGGCGACATCTGGATGGCAAACCGAGCAGTCCAGTGGATGCAGTCGCTTGGTGATCTGCGCTGGAACCATGAGCAGTTCTATCCCGGCGTTGTCCCCGAAACGGGAGGCAGCATCGACGCCTGGGCGCACGATATGGTCAACGATGCGCTGATCCTCATTGACTGGAAGGGTAGCCTGCCGCTGCCGACCAGCATGCAGGGACGGGCCTATGCGCTGAACCTGTGGCAGAAGTTTGAGGACGCTGGCAAGAAGATCGAGTTTGTCCGCGTCCACTACTACAACTACATGACCGGTGAATACAACTCCGCTGAGTTCTACAACAAGGATGCTCTCAAGTCCGACATCTCCGCGCTGATCCGCCGCCATGGTGGGCAGATGGGCAATCGCCGCTCTGCCTGTGCTGGTTGCTCCTACTGCGTCCACCGTTCATCCTGCGAGGTCGCCTTGTCCACCACCACCAATGAACTGACCACGCTGCCCGATACCAGCGTCATGCCGATCACCGATCTGCTGGCGTTCTACGACAAGCTCAAGGCCGTCATGAAGCGGGCCGAAGCTCTGGAGTCCGCTGCCAAGGCGCGGCTCATGGAGGCTGCCCGTGCCGGGGAACTGCCGGGGTACGCGGTCAAGAGCAAGCGCGGAAACAAGTTGGAGTGGACCAACGAGGCTGACGCATGCAAGGTTGTCCAGCGGATTCTGGATGACAGCTTCGCTACGGCCAAGGTCACCGGGCTGCTGTCGCCTACCCAGGTCAAGGCTGCGCTCAAGGAATCCGGTGTGTCAATCACCAAGGAGATGGAGCAGCAGTTGAGCGTTGTGATCAACCAGAATACCTACGACTATCTGGCCAAGGAGAAAGACAAGTGAACGACCCCGCCGAATGGTTGGATGACTACTGGCTCCGCTGCCAGTACGATGCCGACCTCACCGAGAACGCCAACCTGGAGCTTACCATGCTCCGCAACGAAGGAGACTGCGATGCGACCTTTTGAGGACGAGTTTGAGCGTGAGGTTCTGTTGCCGATGGCGCTCATTACATTGATGGTTATTGTCACTTGCTCGTCATCCGCGCTGATCATCCAGGCTGCCGGCGCATCCTCGCGTCAGGCTCTCTACCAGCAGATGCACGGCGTTCATCTCACATTCTGGCAGGCTGCATTTGCGCCTGCACCAACCGTCGCCAAGTCCACAAACGATCTTAACCTCAAGATCAACTCAGGAGAATAACCATGCCCAACTATTCCAACGCCACTATCGTCGGCCATCTGGGCCGCGATGCCGAAACCAAGTCCGTCGGTGATCGGACGGTGATTAACTTCACCGTGGCAGTTAGCCGCAAGGTCAAGGAGGTCGAGGCCACCACGTGGTGGCGGGTCGCCTACTGGACCAAGAGCGCCAATGTGGCGCAGTATCTCACAAAGGGGACGCCCGTGCTGGTCAGCGGCGAGCCGTACCTCCGCGACTACGATGCCAAGGACGGCACGAAGAAGCAGTCGCTGGAACTGGATGCGCGGGAGGTCAAGCTGCTTGGCGGCAAGCAGGAATCCCAGGCCGCACCAGCCGCTGCGCCCGCGCCGAAGAAGCCGGCTGCGCCTGCCGCCGATGATCTGGGAGAAGCGCCGTTTTAGCCTAACCTTTGCGCCATGATGTAAGCCAGCTTGAAACCTGGCAGTTTCCGAGCCGCATAAACACTTGCGGTCAGCATCCCGGCGACACGGCTGGGTGTGAGGGCAGATCCCTCTGGCGCTTTTCTCTGCCGCACGGTTCCTAGGGCCAGCGGCAACGGGCAGTGGCCGACCCACTGACAGGGCGACCGTGATCCCAGGTCGATAGCCGGGGCGGCGAAAAGACCCACTCCTGACCCCACCTGGCGACGGCCAGCGTGGGGCTTGAAGTTAAGATTCATATAAACGACTTTATCCCATATAAAGGAACATGCATGAGTGGCGGACATTATGATTACATCCAGTCACATTTCACCAGGCTGGCCGATCAGATCAACGATGATCTGCGTCGGGTTGGCGTGACCAACGAATGGGGCGATACGTTCCAGCCGGAAGAATCAACGATTGCGGCCATGAAGCTGGCGAAGTCGATGGCTGAGTCTATGGCCGATCTGGTTCACAATATCGACTGGTGCCTGTCTGGTGATACCGGCGACGATACGCTGCGGAAAGACATGGCCGTATGGTTGGAGGCATGGCAGCCGACACTGAACAAGTTGATGGATGCATACCCACGTTGCCCGAAGGCAGCCAAGTGACCTGCGCCAAGCTGTTCGTATACGCCAGCCTGCGGGTCGGCAAGCGGATATTCCCCGGCTGGAACGGATGCCGTAAGCCACAGAAGGTCTGTCCACGTTTGCCGGGCGAGGGTTACGAGAAGTGTCATTCCATCTGCAAGCAACCGTGGCACGCGGAAGAATGCAGTATCTACTACGCCTTGAAGGTCGGCGTTGACCCGACTGGTGGGCATATGGCCATCAATCACGAGCCGTGCCAGCAGTGTCAGGAGATCATGGAAGCGTGGCAGATTAGCTGGGAGGTCGTGTGAGAGCAGCTAAAATAGACCGCAACCAGCCAGAAATCGTCAAGGCGCTGCGTGACGCTGGCGCTTCCGTGCAGATCCTATCCACGGTTGGGAAGGGATGTCCCGACCTGCTGGTTGGGTATAATGAGGTCAACTACCTGCTGGAAGTCAAGTACGAGGACGGCAAACTGACCCCAGATCAGCGCGTGTTTCATGCACAGTGGAACGGGAAGGTCCATATCGTGCGCACTTCGCAAGAGGCCGTTAGGATCGTGAAGCCATGAACGATATAGACCCACGCCTCTGGCCCCGTGAGTCGTCCCAGCCTGACCACGACTACTACCTCGTGGCGTACATCCTCGCTGCGCGGTGGCTCACACAGGCTGCGGCTGGAGAGGTGCCGCATGGTGGACTTGGCGACGATCAGAATACAACCAACCCAACAACCGCCGATAACCGGCAAGGAGTATGAACATGAACCCGCAAACCATCACCATTGATAGCGTCAAGTATGTCCGCGAGGACAGCATCCCGCAATCCAAGCCCATGGGGCAGTGCCGCATTGTGGTTGCCGACCGTGGATGGGTGTTCGCTGGCATGTGTGAGGATCACGAGGACGGTAGCGTGACGATTCACAACGCCAAGAACATCCGCCGATGGGGTACCACCAAGGGACTTGGCGAACTGGCTAATGGACCTATCGCGGGCAAGACCATCAGTGATGACTACGGCACCGTCCGCGTGACGCCGATTGTCAGCATCGCCGCAAGCGGGTGGTAAGGCCATGCTGCTAATCGGCGACGGCGACGGCGACGGCGACGGCTACGGCTACGGCTACGGCTACGGCGACGGCTACGGCTACGGCTACGGCTACGGCTACGGCTACGGCGACGGCGACGGCGACGGCTACGGCGACGGCTACGGCTACGGCTACGGCGACGGCTACGGCTACGGCTACGGCGACGGCTACGGCAACGGCTACGGCTACGGCTACGGCTACGGCTACGGCTACGGCGACGGCTACGGCTACGGCGACGGCTACGGCAACGGCGACGGCTACGGCAACGGCTACGGCTACGGCGACGGCTACGGCAACGGCAACGGCAACGGCGGCAGCGGCTAGCCCATGGTAGATTTCACCATGTGCCAGTCCCGCCTCTGCCGCCTGGCAGACACCTGCCGCCGCCATCCCGACAGCGGGACCAAGCCGGGCGCGCGGCAGTCCTATCTGACGATCGACCGGGAGATTGACCTACGCAATGGGTGTGAACTCTACTGGCACACCGAGCAGCAGGAGATCGAGAAGCCCGACCCGTGGGACATTGAACCGGACGAGCCGGGAGACGGGCGAATCGTGCGGAAGCAGATCGAGGACGACCTATGGAACTCGTAAACCACACAACCATCTGGCCTGCCTCGCGCGGGACCACACACGGAGAACTCATGCAGATGCATGCCACCAGCGAAAACCCCACACCGCCGCATCCTATGGCCTTCCAGGTCGGAGGACAGCACTACAAGGACATGGCCATCCAGCCGATGGAGTATAGTATGGTCAACAAGCTGGACCCGTGCCAGCATACCATTATCAAGTACGTTTCGCGCTTCCGTGCTAAGGGTGGCATTCAGGACTTAGAGAAGGCGAAACACTGCATTGATATGCTCATTTCGTTTGAGCAGAGGAAGGCGGCGCAGAAGTGAAGCACCGCATTCTCGTCATAGGCGACGTCCATGAGCCGTACACGCATTCAAGATACCTGGCCTTCTGCAAGCGCAAGGCTGACGAGCACAGGTGTAATATGTTTTTCAGCGTCGGAGACTTTGTTGACAATCATGCTATCAGTTACCACGAAAAGAACATGGATCTTGACGGTCCAAAGGCGGAGTTGGCTTTAGCTATTAGGAAGCTGAAACTCTGGCAGCAGGCGTTCCCAGTAATGAAGGTATGTATCGGCAATCACGATTCTCTGCCTGCGCGCAAGATCCAAACCGCCGGTCTGGTGGCCAAGACGTTCACGGGGTACGCCAGCTACTATGAGACTCCGCAGTGGGAGTGGGCACGGGAGTTCATTGTCCCGGCGTTCCATCACCACCTGTGGTTCCGGCATTCTTGGGCTAAATCGGTCATGGCAAAGGGTGGCACCGGCGGCTATTCGACCATCTGCGGACATACGCACACGGAGTCAGGTTTCCGCTGGTCGCAGTTTCCTAATCATTCGTCGTTCTCCCTATACGTTGGATGCGGCATTAACGCTAAGTCCCCCGCATTTGAGTATGGCAGGGACAACGGCAACCAGCCGGTTATATCATGCGCGACCATTATTGATGGCGAACCTCAGGTGCATAGGTTGTTCAAGTGACCGAGACCGAAGCCCACGCCTACCTAGTTGCAAAGTACCCCGGCCATCAGTGGTCGGTGTTCGCTCCACTGGGAGTCGGTCTGCCATGCATGGACAAGATCATGCTGTACGTCCCTTGCCCACAGCTAGACGCCGATACGCTGGATGCCGTTGCGCCACAGGTCATCGCCATGACAAACCCACGGAGGATCTAATGGGTGCCAACGAATACGAGAAGCAGAAGTACCTGGCCGGCGCTGATTGCGCCAGGCGGTGCATGGCGTTGCTGCGGGAACACTACGACAGTGTGACGATCAATGTCTCATACAGTGACGCTGGCGGAAACGACATTGCACTGGAACTGGACTGGACTGAGGATGACGATGATGATGACGAGGACGACAAGAAAACCGGGGCCTAGCCCTTAACCCATACGGAGGCACCATGCCTGGATTCCTGATCAAGTCTTTCCATTCCCCCACCCCTGACGGACCGAAGCGGGTCCACTTCTGGCAGACCCCGTGGCTTGCCAAGTGCAACCCGTACCTGACAGTCAACGAGTACGGCGAGTCCGTGACGGTCAACCACCGCGAGATTGGCGGCTGGGTGACCTTTAGCGGGGCTGGCACCAAGTACCCGACCGCCGATGAGGCCGGCAACGTCAATGCCCTGCGTGCGCTGGGCGGTGAGGTTGTGGACGCCGACAGGTACTTGCAGCCGAGGAACTAACCGTACCATCATCAGCGCCGTGCGTACCCTGCGGGGTCTGGGCCGAAAGCCCACACGGCGTTTACTCTACAGCAGCCTCAGCCGCCTTCTTCTTCGCCCGAATCTCTGACTTAACACGACGGAGTTCGTCCAGCAACTCCTGCTGCTCGGGGTCCGGGCTGTAGGCGTACAGATTTTCGTGCCGGGCAATGCTGGGATCCATCTTCAGCTTCTCTTCCACAAGCTGCTGGAGAGCCTTGGTTTCATCGACGGACTTGATACGGAAACCAGTGGCCGTGTTCACCACGGATTCCAGCGCATCGCGGCGAGGGTCCATGGCACCACTGATAGTGGCAATAGGAGACGCTAAAGGCTGGATAAGACCTGATCCAGCAGCAACGTTGTAGGCACGGGCAAATCCACTGCGCTCATCAGCGCCAAGCGCCTGCATCAACTCAGGGGCCTTGTCGTAGCTGGCAAATGTAGACCCGAAGTACGGGTCATTCCCAGAGACGGCAGAGTACAGCGTCTTCAGTACCGGGTTCGTGCTGCCAATGATGTTCTCACGGGTCTGACGTGCCGCCAGGAGCGGGTTATCACTGAGATTAGGGATCATGCCCATCGACTCCCACGGCATGCGTAGGTTGGCGATATACTGCGCGTTCCCTTCCTCATCCTGACCAATCGGGATGGCTGGGTCACCCTGCATATACGGCGGCAGGATGGCGTCCTCATTGCCAGCGTAGGTCTTCTCCGCTATGTTGCGGGCAACGGCTGGGACAGCGCCCTTGCCAGCCAGGAAGCGGGCTTGCTGTGGCACTGCCTTAGCCGTGAACTGGAAGAACGGGATGACATCGCGGATAGCACGGTTGACGACACTGCTATAGGCATAGTCGTACAGCGTATCCTTGACGGTCTTGGCCGCGTCAGCCGGGGACATCTTTTTCTTGTTCACCAGATCATCAAACAGGCCCAGACGCATGCGGTCTTCTGACCCACGGACAATCTCGCTGGGCCACTTAGCCCAATCATGCGCCTTGCCCAGCTTGCTCTTGGACTTCGTGATGGCCTGCACCATCTGCTCACTGGTGGCAAAGCCATTGCCAATGACGCCATGCTCGATAGCCGACTTCAGAACTGGATCCTGGATGTTGGCCAGCATCACATCCGTATTGCCACCAGATGCAGCAATGGCCTTCTCCAGTTCGTCAATATGGGCAGGCTTGGCGAACGGGATGCCAGCAGCACGCAGACCATCACCCCACGCTCCAATCAGTGTTGACGGCGAGCGCATGGCCGTGGACCCGATCAGATCCCGGGTGGCCGGGTTAGCGGCGACCATAGGCAGCGATGACAGGACGTTGCCGGTGGTGAACGCCGGGCGCGGGATGCCATAGCCGCCAGTTGCAGCGGGCTTAAAGATGTTGTTAGTGGCGGCAAGCCACTTAAAGAATCCCGTGCGTGCAGGAAGCCCCTCAATGGCCACCTTTAGTGCCACGGCATCATCCATATTCCCGGCGGCTTCCAGATCTTTGACAGCTTTTGTTAGCAGTTCCTTATGCTCCGCAAGGGTCTTAAATCCAGGCAGCAGCTTACGCCCAATCTCCGCTCGCTTGACGGCAGCAGAGAACTTGTCGGCGTAATCCGTGAGGACAATGCCGATATCCGAGTCCAGCTTTGCGCCGGACTTATTGAGGTGTGCGGCCAGATCGGCGCTGCTCCGCAGGCTCTTAGACGCCATGATTGACGGGTTGCTTACAACGCCATCCATTTCCATTACGCCAGGGAGGTAGTCTGCCGGGGCCATGCCAGCGGCGGCACGCTGCGCATAGACGCCGCGCCCAAGCCCTTCCTCCCACTTAGTGCGCGTGAACTTAATAGCGTCCTCAGCCACTTTGCGCACGGCGGCTTTCTCAGCCGGCGACCATGGCATGGATGACAGACGCGCGTCAATGCGCGACATTTGTGTGGACTCGTCAACAAAGTCAACCTTCGACAGCCCGACCATGGCATCCAGATCGTCATAGACGCCGGGGTTCATTTCGCTGGTAACGCCACGGACCATCTCAAAGGCGCGTCGGCTCACCTCTGGGTCAACGTTGGCGAACGTCTTGGCAGCAAACTCCTTGCCGGCCAGCGCAGCGGCAGATCCAATGCCCTTGCCCTGTTCAATGGCGCTGCTAACCGGGGCAGAGACACGCAGATCGCCAACAGCCTTGCGTAGTTCATGGCCGGCACCAGAGACAGCCTTTCCAGCCTTAGCCAGCGCATCAACGCCACCGGGGATCTTGGGCGCAACCTTCTGCGCTACCTTGACGGCAGCGCCAGCGGGGGCGAGCGCAACGTTCTTGACCAGCCCAAGACCCGTGTAGGTCAGTGGGTCAGTCAGGATGCCGCCTGCGACATCCACAGCGATCTTGCCAAGGCCGGGTTCCATGCCGCCAATAAGATCGGATGCCTCTGTGAAGTCCTCGCCCTTACGGCTGATCTGGGGGATCAGATCACCAGGCAGGAAAGCGTCCCATGGATCAATAACGAAGTCAGCAGCCTGACGGGCGGCACCTTCAAAGTTGCCCGTGACTGCATTGCGCACGGCATACCCGGGCCTCCCCAACCACCGCAGGACGGCGCTAAAGGCGGAATCCTGTTGCAGATCCAGAGGGTCATCAGCCATGGGCTAGCGATAGACTAACCCGTCGATAAGCTCAAGCAACTTGGCTTTCTCAAACTCGGCGTCAATTTGCATCTGCCGTGTCTGGTCAGCGACGTTACGACGGCCAGCAAAAGCCTCGTCCATCTGAGCGGCCTTAATGCCGGGTTGACGGGCAGCGGCCCTGTTCAGCGATGCCGGGAATCCGCCAACGCCAGGCATGGTACCCTGAATTTCACCAATCACAGATGGCTGTGCCGAGGCAATCTCGGCCAGCTTGGCGCGAACCATGTCGTCAGCAGACAGATCAGTTCCCTGATACCCCATATGAATGGGCTTGCTAGGCGCGCTGTACGGCATCTCAATAGCGGTCTGATTGTAACCAAGCCTGGGGGCTTGCTCGTATCCCAAAGCCGGAGCACCAGACTTGGGCTGCATTGCGGCTGACGCCTGCTTACGAGACATGGCATCCTGCACTTCCGGCATGGACTCCCACGGGGCGAAGTCCTTAGACTTTGCACGCGGGACACTCTCCATCTCGCCGGGCATGAAGTCTGGGACCGTGCCAGTCTTTGCCGTAACGCCGGCCCGCGCAGCGGACTCAGCGGCCATATCTGTTGCAGCCGGTGTTCCAGGCTTGGGGACGGCCAGCCTCTTGCCGATCATACGCCCAGCACCGAAACCACCAGCGGCACCAGCGAGGCTTAGGACGGTTGCCGCGAACGGCCCCATGTCCTCTGGGATCTGCGCACGCTCAAACGCGCCAGCAAGCTGCGTATCAGCCATGGCCGCCGCCTGTTGCTCCGGCATGCCTGACGCTGTGAGTCTAGCAATAATCTCTGCGCGCTGCTTGGCCACGTGCGCGGCAGCCTCGTCTGGAGAGCGTCCTGACCTGAAGGCGTCAATGATAAACGGAAGCAGGCTGCCCAGCGTGGTTGTAATAGCGGTTGTGACGCCTGGGTTTGCCGCTGCTGCGGCCATGAGGGCAGGAATCATTAGCGGAGCCTCCGTGATTCAAGCGACTGAACAAGGTCATCCGCGCCAGCGGTGCCAAACGTGCCACGACCGCTTTCGATCTGGTCGATGAGTTGCTGGACGGCCATATTGATGGCCGCCTTTTGCGTCTCGTAGTCGCCTCCAGATTGATAAATATCATCAACCATAGCTTGGAGGTAGCGCTGCACTTGCGTCTTGTCGGCGTCAGAGATAGACCACGTGTTGTCTTTAAGGAACGAACGCGCTTTATCAATATGCGGAGCGGCCAACGCCTGAATCTGCGCGCGATTGCGGACTTTAGCTGGATCAAAAACGCCAGTGCGCGGGATCTCTTTGCCGGCTGCTACAGCAGCAATAGCGGATGCCTTTTCTGCTGGCGTCAGCGCAACGTCATTCTGAATAGCAGCAATCTGCGCCGTGTACGAAGCGTCTTCGCGGCTACGCTTACGGACAAGCTCCGAATCTTCAGGGGCCATGCCAAACGAGCGAGCCAGCTTTAGCGCTCGGTCAACTGGATCGGAAGCCGTGGCAGCAGGGACAGCGGGAGGCATGGTTGCGGCGGCACCAGCACCGGTAACACCGGGAATTGGCGACTCGGGCATCAACTGGGCCTTCAAGGCTTCAACCGCAGCCTTATTGGCCGTCTTGGACGACGACGCCTCAGGGAAGTGGACTTGGCGCAGCGTGCCGGTCGGATCACGCACAAACGCACCCTGCTTACCGGGGGTATAGGTCGGCAGATCGTCATAGGACAACAGCCCGTCAGACTCATTGCGTGCAACACGTGCGTTATCTGCGATGCCAGCAACATCGGCGTTGAACCCAGTCATGTCGTATGCCGGGCTGCGCTGTGGCGCAGGCTCGGCCATGGCGGCATCCTTGGTCTTGGTCGCGTAGGATGACCCGACAAACCCGGACGCCGGCTGGTTGCCACGGATAGCCTTGGCGATTTCCTGACCAATGGCAGCCTTGTAGTCGCCCGCACGGTCTTCGCGCGCCATGTCATGCTGTGCCTTCTCGGCCTCGCTCATCTGCTTACCAGCGGCAACCAGGGCAAGCTGGCGGTCCATGAGGGCTTTATTGGCGGCTTCCTCACGAGCGGCAAGACTGCCCTGCCGACGATCCTCCGCCTCAATCTGCATACGGGCAATACGCTCTGCGGTCGATTCGGCCTGCGCACGGCCAGCCTGCATCTGACTCATCTCCTGCTGGCGCTGCCGCTGGGCAGCAGCCTGCATGGCGATCTGGCGCATCATCGCGTCCTCTTGAGCGAGACGTGCGGCTTCTGCTGACGTAGGCATTACTTGTTCCCCTTCATCATATCGGCGTAAGACGGAACCTTCCAGTTCTGGCTGGCCATGTCGCGCATAGACACCTTATCGTACTGGCGCTGCATGCGATCCAGTGCACCAGCCTGGCGTTTATAGGCATCACTCTGGTACGCGCCCATCTGGCCAAGAGCCTGACCCTGAGCGTTGTAGTTTGCCACATTCGCCTGCTGGTTGATGCCCAGCGACGCCTGCTGGTTCGCCTGCTGGCGAGCAAGCTGGTTGCGGGACATGGCAGCCTCGTACCCAGGATCGCCAGGCTTGAAGCCCCGCTGCTCCAGGTTCGCCTGCGCCCGCTGGTTGTTCGCCATCTCAGCGGCAGCAGCCTGCTCGTTAGCGCCGACCTTCAGGGCGTTGATCGTACGGGCATCGTAGGGCTGGGACTGGCCACCAGCACGGGCCATAAGCTGCTCACGCAGCATGCGGTCCATGGGCGACTCACCGGACTGCTGGTTATAGAAGTCCTCGCTGGTGCCGATGTTCCGCTGGAAGGCAGCAAAAGGGTTGCGGCCAGGATCGGTAAGGGCAATGGCAAGCTGGGCGTTATAGTCCTGCACCGACTGCCTCGTACGCTGGTTGGCAGCAGCGTTTTCGTCGGCTCGCCGCTGGGTGCCAGCAAACGCAAACGGGGACACCATCTGCCGCTGCATCGGGACAGGGCGCATGCCAGCGGCGGCAGCCTCAGCCTGCTGCCGTGCGCGCCCGAACTGGTCGTTAAGGGAAAGTGCCATGGTGGTATCCTATGCGGTGATTATGGGTTGCAACCAATAGTGGGGAGTGGCCATTTGCCAAGTGGGCAGCGGCTAGACCAGACATCCGGCTTGCCCTCGCCAGCGCATCCACAGCCTGACGCTGTGCAGCGGTCGGCCATGGAGGGGCAGGACTGGCAGATAGCACGCCGGGCATCCGCCATGGATTGGTCTGCTGGTAGCGGCTGCGCTGGCGCTGCCCGATCGATGATTGTTGGTTCCCATGTTTCGCTTCCATCGGACCGCATAATGAGCCTGCCGATACCGCCGACAATCTCTAGCTCTGTGGTTGCTGGATCTGCGCCGAGGTCGCGCAGTAGGGCGGAAAGGCCAAGCGGTCGGTATCGGCGGATAATGAAATCGCCGCAAAACACATCGGTTTTCGATATATTATCAGGGCAAAGTGTAGCTGCCATCGGCATAAAATGTAACACTATAGCTGTTTGTGAAGGCTGTTACGCATGTCGGGTTGGATCCTATGCCGGCCACAAACTCGTCGTAAATAGTAGCGCCGATTTGTGCGCTGTTGTCAAGGCGATAAATGGCGCAGAAAAAGCTATTACGCCCACCGCCGTCAACATAAACGTTGTTTTTTAGCACAATGGAATGAGTAAACTGTATGCTGGTTGTCCAAAGTCCAGCGCGCCGCATCTTCCATATGTCTATGCCCTGCTGTCCAAATCTGTCGCGCCACATATAGCCAGAAAAACCGTTAACGACACACCCGTTTGCCTCGTATGTTCTAGTGCCATCGGTTATTTTAGCTCTCCGTACCTGCCCAACGATGTCGTCTGAATAAAACAGAGGACCGCCTGGGCATACGTTTACCGTGTCGAACCACGTCGCGTAGTTTGCTGGACCTATGCCATGAGCGCCAGCACTCAATACGTTGGGTATAACAATCGCCATGATTAGTACGGGGCGCTTGCGAGAACAAGCATTTTCTTAGCCGTCCCTGCATCGCACACGTCAATTTCGCGGACCGACATTACACGTCCTAACGCAGTTACAAGCGTCGGGCTTATCACTATGGCAGACGCAGATGTTGCGTTGCCAATAGCAATAGTTGCGTTAGCCCCTGAACACGCAAGGGTCATGGACGTTGCAGCGGTTGCGCCGGCCAGTGTCAGCGATCCATTGGTGGTGCCAGATACGCCAAGCGTAGGAGTTGCTGAAAAGCTCATGGCATTAGATGCGCGGGTGAGTATCTGCCCGTTTGCAGACGCAGCTATGTCCGCCGTAACACCAGGCGTGTTAGCCGCTCGCCCAATGACACTGCATGCAGTTCCGTTCTCCATCTTTGCCTTGGTAATAGCAGCATCATTGACTTCATTTGTGCTTACCTTGGCCCACGTCAGCGCGGTGCCACGGCGACCAAGAATAGTGTCGGCAGATGCGGCAGATATAGCGTTAATACTGCCGGTTGTGTTTGTTGCGTTGCCAACTACCGACAGTGCTGTGCCTCCAGCTATTTCAATAAGGCCGGTCCCGTCCTTCGTTAGTAGGCCGCCGTTGCTCGCCACAAGCGTTATCGGTTCCCACCTTGTGGATGGAAGGTTGTACATAAGAACCTGTTCGTCCACGGACGGCAAAGTGCCACTAATGGTAACGCCACGAAGCTTAATGACGCTTGCGCTAGAGGTCGATCCGCTCAGATCACCGCCAACTGACAGAGACGTAGTGGTAGGCGGGATAGCCGCAATGATTGCACGCAGCCTATTCTCTAGGTCGCGAAGCATGTCCATGGTGACAGCCTGATATCCGTAGTTCCCATCTTGGGAAACCTGCTGGTCCCGTGCGCTCTTAGGCGTGGCTCCGCCAAAGTCGCCACCGCCCTGACCCATGGACAGCATGATGCGCTCCAGGTCGCGGGTGAGCGCAGCCGTCGCCTGACGTACGCTATCCCAGTCGCCATCTTCAATGGTTGCGGATGAGGACAGCATTAGTTGCCAATCTCCTTCGCTCCACGCTGGTCATTCCACAGCAGGCTGGCGTTCAACAGGCGGAAGGTTCCAAGCGGCTTCAACTGGTCCAGTTTGAACTGGAAGGTCAGCGAGAAGTCGGCAGGCACCGGAACCGTGTTGCGGCCAGCGGATACGTCCTGCGTAGCGTAGGTAGCTCCGTTCACGATGGTCAGTCCGTTCATCATGGCATCGTCAGCGACACGGCTCCAGGTCATCGGGCTGGCGCTGTAGTCGGTGTAATACGCAACATCCATGACAACGCCGCTGGTGGTTGACAGGTGCAGTAGTTCCAGATAGGACGGACGGCGACCCTCGTAGACGTAGGACACCGGAATCCACTGCGACCGATAGGATACGGGGATAGACCCGATCCAGAACTCATCGCCAATGACCGGCGTTGAAGCGAGGGCTGATGCTAGCGTGACGGACCCAGCCGTATAGCCGGTAATCCGTCGCTCCTCGCCCGTGCGGGGGTTGTATAGGATGGCTCCGACAACATCGGATACCGGGCCGTCCGTCAGGATAGTGGTCGTCGTGGACCCCGTGTTGGCCGTGATGACGCCACTAGCCATGGTGGTCGGCACGCCATCAAAGACGCCGTCCGTCAGACGCCATACGTATCCGCCGTCATCATCCGCCGCATAGATATAGTCGTCACGCGATGCATCACCGGCGACAATGGCATGATTCAACTTGTGGCGGAACGTGCGGCGGTGCCACTCACGGGTCTGGAGGTCGTAGCAGACAGCACGGCGCACACCAGTGTCGCCAATGGCCTGATAGCAGAACCACAACAGGCGTTCCTGCGGGTCGTAGAAAGCGAAGAAGTTTGCAGCCTGAGACACGTCCATGTCCGTGCGCAGCGTCTCGGCAACAGGCGCACTCATGTACTTGGGCTGAATCTCCGTGATGCGGAAAACGCCCTGACGACCCCAGCCCCATAGAGAGCCTTCAACCTCAACCGTACAGTTCTGATTCCAGACACCAAAACTGGTTGGCATCTGGGCAAACATGCCGGAAGCTGGGTCGCCATTGTACACCAGGCGAGCCATGCTGCGCTGTCCAAAGACGTAGATGTCGGACATGAAGTTGCCCAGCGCAATGGCTTTGTCGCCACCGTTGCTGAACACCTTCTGTGCCCACTCCAGGGCGTTCCAGCCTTCTGGATACGAAGCACGGGACCAGTACAGAGTGCCGCTGCCGTCAAGCCCAAACAGACGGTTGCGGCTGGACATCAGCGATACGATGGACGACGGCGGCGGCTCATGACCGAATCCGTCCGGTGCGGCGTAAACATCAGAAAGCTGTTGCTGATTCAATATTTGGTCCAAAATGTTGGGTGTGTATGCCGTAGTTAGGGACCGTTCTTCAACAACGTAAAACGTAGAACCATCAGCTTCAGTCATTTCAACGATAAGTCTATCAACACGCGCCTCAACTGGAGATCCAATGTCTACTTGGAAGTTTCCAGTCCTGACGATAGTATAGTCATAGTCTCCAGTTTCACCAGTCCATGCGGGGTTGATTTGAAACGTCGTTAGCGTAATGGCAGACATAGTGAACTCTTGACCATTCACTATGATGTTTGACGCAGGATAGCCCTGCGTTTGCCCTCCGCCAACCAGTGTTACAGCAGTGCTGCCGTTGGTCATGGTAGCCTGGCCTACACTATATGTGTCAACCGTAAACGATATAGCCGTAGATGGGTTACTGATATACCTGGTAACACTATCCTTGAATCTGAAGCGAATGAGATGTGTGCCTGGGGACATGCGCCCATTGCCGCTGATACCAGTCATGATCGTCGTTGGCGTGGTAAGCCCAGCGTTCACAGCGGAGACTGACCCGTTGTAAATCACCTTCACTGGGTTAACGCCATTGGCGTAATACAGCGCGCCATTGGCCAGCGCAAACGATCCACGGGCAGTATTAAGTCCTGTCGCCAGCGTGGTCGTCGCCAGCGTGTCCATATTGATGCTGGTAATGGTAGTGCCATCCTTGGCGATGAGATGGTTCCCGCCCGTAGACGACAGGAACCCAAGCTGGGTAGCACTCAGTCCGTATCGCTGGCCAAGCCCAGGACGGCGCTGAAGCTCGCCCTGCTTGCGGTACTTGACGTTGACGACATCAATGGGACCGTCACCAAGGTCGGTGACATCCTGCCGCATGCCCGGCCATGGTTTCTCACGGAGGCTCATGCGATGATGTTCGTCCCAAAGATGCGGTCGGTTTCGTAGTTGCTCTGGAATCCAGGGCGACGGGTCGTAGCTGTGCGATCCTGGGCGATGCTGCGGGCCAGATCCTCACGGAGCGCGGCGAAGCACTCTTCCTTGCTGCCAGCCACGCAGTCACCGCGCAGAGCGACCTGATAGTCAATGGCACGGTGCAGGAGGCTGATGAGGTTGGAATCCCAATCGGCTTCATCGAGGCTGGACACCAGCGTAGCCGGGCGACGGAAGTACAGAACGTTGACCATCCGGCGTTCGCTGGGCATCGGCCAGAGGACGATCTGGTTCTTAAAGATCGCCCACAAACGCGCAGGAGTCTGGGCAGTCAAGCGCCACTGACTGCGCGCCTCTTCCAGCGTGAAGCGGCTCACCGGCTCCGCGCCCCAGATCCAGCCGGTCGTGCTGGTGATCTTGTCCAGACGCATGCAGTCAGACGGCAGGGCGTAGGAGGTCTGCGCCAACGTATAAGAACCGCTGTAGTTGTCCTCCTGCCAAGGATAAACCAGCGTGACCTGGGTATCGCTGTCGCGGGTCAGGACTTCATGGTACATGCCATTTATGTACACATCAGCATCAGCCGCCCAGCTTGGGAACACACCACCAGTCAGGGTCACGACGGCGCTGCCGCTGGTGCATGCCACCGATCCAGTCTCATATGCAGGGTTAATGTTCAACCTGCCAGTCGTGCTGTACCACGGCCAGAGATGCTGAGTGCTGCACCACAGCACGGCTTCATTGATGGCCTGCGTCAGTTCTGCGTCCGTCTTACCGCTGGTGCGGTCACGGTACATACGCCGTGCATACGCCAGCAACGCAGACAGTGTGATGCCGGAACTTGCAGACGCAGCCGTGATGGCGATGTCGGTGCCGGGGCCAGTGGCCGATGCGCCAGAGACGACGATAGACGCGCCACCAACCGTATAGCCAGATCGCTGGACGGTGATCGCCCAGGTGCCGTTGGCGTCAAAGTAGACAGGCCCCCACAGGCCGGCAGCGGTCGTCTGGACCGACGTGTAGAGCGTGCCGGTAGGACGGTAGATGTAGACCGTGGCCGATTCGATGGGCGTAACGCCATCCGTTACGCGGCCGTTACTGGCGACAGCGGTGAAGCTCGCAGACCCGATGGTGCCAGTTGGAAGACCGGTCGTGGTGACGGTCCACTGCGACTGCCAGCGGTCATCCGGCAGACTGGTACGGAAAATGGTGACGTTGTACTGGCCAGAGGCGGCAAGGAATGAGGTTCCACCGTTGATAGTGACCACATACCGCTGGCCAGCGATATAGGTAATCGTGATGCCGGTATTGGCGGCAGCAACGCCATCCTTGTCAACCTGGATGGTGAAATCCCCCGTAGCGAGGCTGGCAACGTTGTAGTCAAAATAGTCGTAGGCGGTCGTGCCTACCTTCCACATCGTGCCTTCGCTCATGGTTGGGATCCTATACGAGTAACCGAAAAGGGCAAGCAGGTGTCTAGAAACGACGAGGCGGGAGCGCCCCCAGAAGGAACGCCCCCGCCTAGCCAACTGCCGGATTAGGGCAGGTCGAGACGGACGGTGCCAGTCGTGCCGCTGCCGATGGCGTTCATCGCCCAGCCAACGGTGGTGTCAGCAGCCGAGGCACCGTCATCCAGGGTGCCGGACGCAGTGACCTGAAGCTGCGCGCCCAGGGCGACAGCCGCCGAGGTCGTGCAGAACGCCGGGCCAGACACGGCAACCCAGAACTTGTCGCCGCTGGCGGCGGCGGAACTCAGGATGCACGAACCAGCGACCGTGCCAGGCAGGGCGTTAGCGCCAGCCAGGCCAGCAACCGTGCCAGCACCAGGGCCAGTGGACGCAGCCCACAGGACCAGGGTGGCGTTGGCGGCGGCGGCGGTCGCCTGCACCAGACGGATGCGGGTCAGCGCACCGGGAGGGGCAGAGACGCCAGGGAGAAGAGCGGAGCGGACGACGAACTCCGCGCCAACCAGGCCGTCAAGGGCCGTGCTGGTGGACTTCGCGCCAATGTCGAGGGGGAGGGCGATATCGTAAGACATGAGATGTTTCCTTGTGTTTGTGTGTGTGAGGGATGACCGGGGAGTGGCGTCCTCCCCGGCTGACTCCGCTGTTTAGGCGAAGTTCTGGGCAGCGCCGTGGTAGAACGGGTTGCCCCACATCTGGCCGGCGATGGTCGCCACAGCCAGGTGGCCGCCCTGCTCGATGCTGTAGTCAGTCTTGACGCTGAACATCTGATCCGAAGCGTCCTCAAGAGTGCCATCGCGCAGGATGTTCTTCTGGGGGAACAGGGTCAGTTCCAGGTGGTTGGTGTTGAGGAAGTAGGCAACGTTCGCCGGCTGCGACACGTCCCAGCAGACCTCAGCGCCACCCCACGGGATCACGTTGTCACGGTACAGGGTAGGGGCAACCGACTTGGCCTGGCCGCTCAGTTCGATGCGGAAGTTCGACTGGAGCGCAGCGCGCAGGTCGTTCCACATGGTGCGGGTCAGCAGGATGACATCCGCCGCCTCGCTCGCATCAGCCGACCGCTGGAGGCGGGTCAGCACATGGTCGATCACCTTGAAGCCGGTGCTGGCCCAGGTCGCCGTGCCGGTCCAAGCGGTCGAGGACCAGTTGGCCAGGACGGGCGAGGTCGCCTCGTTCGCCTTGTTGTCCACGCCAGCAATAGCGTTGGTCGGGTGGGTGCTGATGCCGCAATAGGTCACGTTCGGGCAGGCTTCCTTGTCGGTAGCCGCGATGCCGCCGCCAACAACCTGGGTGTCAGGGTTGTAGGCGTTGACCGTGCCGCTCGGACCAAACATGGTCGGGAGGCCGAAGAACGGAACCGGCGAACCAGCGACAGCCGACTGACCCATCGAGGTCGAGCCGCTGGCGTTGCTACGCAGCAGGAGGGTGGCGATGTCCTTGCGGAAGTCCTCAGCCATGTTCTTGAGCATGGTCTTGTTGAGGCTCACCAGCGACTCCTTGCCGCTGTTGAACATCACATCCAGTTCACCCAGAACGCCAGTCACCTCACGGACGCTGTACGGGACAGCGTAGGTGACGCGCTGCTGCTTGCGGGCGAAGCTGCGGTTGGCCAGGTCAGCCGAGCGGTAGGCCGCATCATGGACGCCAACACGGGCGTTGCGCTCGAAGAACTTGCCGGAAGCATCAAACTTGATGTTCCCCTTCTCCGAAAGCTTGTTGAGGATGATGTTGCGCTTGACGGTGTTGTCAAACTCACCCTTCATGAACTGCTGGGTCGTGACGACATCCACCAGCGAAGAGTAGTGGTTGTTGGTCGGGGCGGTAGCGGGCATGGGTTATTCCTTAGTTGTTGGCAAAGTAGGCGTTGATAGCCATTGCCTTGGTGATGAGAGCGTCAGTGGAGATGGAAGGATTCTGCTTCTTGAGCCAAGCCACGGCATCTGACCGGGCTTCCTCAGGATACTGCTGGCCGGCTGGCACTCGCTTGCCTCCCCGCATATGCTGCGGCTTGGCCATGGTTTCGTGTGCCTGCTGCTGCGACACCTGTTCGACCTGCGACCCGAGACGACGCTTGAGAGCATCGCGCTCTGCCAGGATTTGGGCGTACTCAAACGCCTTCTCTCTGGCCGACACCTGGGGGTCCATGATCTTCGACATCTGGGGCGCGTAGGCTTCAATGAGCTTGGCGTTACCAGGATCGCTGATCAGGCGCTCCGTAGACACACGGGCGGCAAGGTACTCATCGTACTTCTGCAACGCCTCCTGTATCTTTGACTCGACCCGAGACTGTACGAACCCATCGGGGTCCGCACGGAACTCATCTTCAATCCGCTGGCGATACATGGATTCCTCCCGCTCAAGGCGGAAGTCATCGGCAGTCAGGCCGTAAGCCTGGGCGAGCTTCTTGGCAGTCGCCTCGTCAGCCCCGTCAATGGCGCTAATCGCCGTCTTGAACGCTTGGACCTTGCCAAGTCGTTCACGGGTATTGGCATACTCAGGATGTGACTTCTGGAACGGGAGCATCTTGGCCTTCGCCTCAGCTTCCTTCTGTTGCGCCTCAAAGCGCGACAGTCGTTCCTGCATCTCCTGGGCCTGCTTGGCTAGCTGTTCGCGCTCTTGGTAGAGTCGGGCAGCATGAGACTGCGTATCGTTGAACCTCTTGTAATAGGGGTTCTCCGGCGAGTCCCAAGGGTTAGTCGGCTTCTGACCGCCCTGAGGCTGGTCTGCCTGTACCTTCCCTTCAACCTGTTGGTCGGTCGTGATGGTGTCAGTATGGGGTTGTGAATCAGTCTGCGTCTCGGTCTGGGTGCCGGTGTCAACCGTTCCAGTGTCGGCAGGCTGTGCATCAGCGGTCTGCTGGGTGCCGGTGTCAACCGTTCCAGCGATGGCGTCGTCGGGCATGTTATAGTCCTTTGGGGTATTTGTCAATCACCGGATATTCGGTGATCGTTAGGTGGAGTAGTCGTAGCCCGTTTTGCGGGCGTATTCTTTGACATCGTTGACATGGCGAAAATGCTTGCCGACCTGGGGGTTAAACCGACCCTTGCCGTTGTTTTCGCTGCTGAAGTCGTCTAAATCAGCTTTGACAGCGGGCGCGCATACCTGTCGGCGCACCTTGCCACTGCCACAATCTGGGCAATCCTCTCCATCATCTCGTTCTGCAATGGAAGCATAGACCTCAAACGTACAGCCACAGTCCTGGCAGCGCCAGGGAAAGCACGGCATATAAACCTCCTTGGGGTTATTTGGTGGGCGGCGGCGGTTCGGATTCAGGCAGCGGAGCCATGGGCATAGGCGGCGGATTCAGCGCCATCTGCTCAAGCTGGGCAGCATAGGCAAACATGCTCTTGACCAGACCAGCATCGTTGCCAATCGTCTGGTGGTAGGTGGCCAGTGTCTTGTACGCCATGGCCTTCTCCATCAGGTCAACGGACTGGATCTGGGCCGGAACAACCTGGCTAATCAGTTCCTTCTGGCTCTCGATACGCTGGTTGATGTCCTGACGCTTCATGCTGTCAGCTTCAATGCCGTAGTCTGTTTCAAGCCGCCAGCGGTCCAGGTCAACGGCCTGACGCGCCTTATCCTGCGCGAACGCCATGGCTTCCTGCTCTGGCAGACCCGCGTTGAGGGCTTGGATCATCATGTCATTCACGGTGTCAGCACCAGGCTTCACCAGGAATCCCCAATCACGCTCGGCGTCAGGGCCAAGCACCTTGCCGATCTGCTGGCGGTCCAGCAGGTAGCGAGCTGCCATGGCTTCCTTGCGCGCAATGGCGTTCTGCGCCCGCTCGCAGGTCAGTCGCATATCGTTGATGCGCGACATGCTGTTGCGGTCACGGGCAGCGGCGTCGGTTGCGCTACGCGACTGCGTGTTGGACTCGCCAGCATACAGGACGTTGTGCAGGCCGACAGCCTTCTGGAACCGGTCTTCCAGCAGGGTCAGTAGGTTGCTGCCGTGGACAAGGTAGTCGTGCGACCAGTTGAACTCACCGACCAGATCCTTGAGTGTGCGCGCCTCGCCCTTCGTCTCAATCTGCATCATCTCGATGTCGCCGCCAATCAGCATCTTGTCGAGGTTGGCATCAGAAAGCCCCTCGCCATTCTGCTTGATCGTTGCGCCAACGGTTCGGCTGGTGAACCGGTACTTGCCCATCATCAGCGTCACCAGCCAGTTCATGGCACGCTGATACCCAATGCCAGGCTCCAGCGGCGACACGGGCCAGATGCAGTCCGCGTTCGGGTAGAAATCCGTCACGGTGAATGGGAACTCGTCGTCCAGGTAGAACGGCACTTCCCACGGCTGCTGAAGGATCAGTTTGCCTTCTTCGTCCACCAGATAGCAGATAGGACGGCGCGATTCCGCCGTGATCATCTGATCTTCCATCTGGTCAATCTTGAGCAGTTCCTTGCCGCCCTCTTGATCGTACAGGTTGGTCTTGACCCAGATGCGCCAGAAGCACACGATATCAGCCCCAGACTTGACCGACGACTCCCACGGCAGGGAGTCCTTATCCATGCCGCCGCGATCCTTGGGCAGAATATCCCACTTGCCTTCCGGCCACAGCGCCTTCGCCTCACTGCGGGTCATGCGCTCCTTGATGCCGCCATAGCGGCAGGACGACCAAGAAACGGCATCGGGGTCCAGCAGCAGGTGGCGCACCGTCTTGTACACCGTCTGGATATGACCCGTGCGCGGGTCACGCTGCGTCAGGCTCACGCCACGCCCCCACGCAAACGCCTCGTCAATCATCCGACGGTTGTGGGAGAAGAGGTCGAACTCACCAGGCGTCCAGTTGAGGTAGTCACCGACGATATCTGTCACCCGCTGCATCTCGGGGGTAGCCCACGGCTTGGCGGTGGCCGTACGATGCGGGTTGGCCGGGTAGACCATCGGGCCAAAGACGCGGATCGTCTCACTGGTCATCGCCACCTTAGCGCGGAAGAATGCATTTTTTGGCAACGTCTGGTACTCAAACCCGAAATCTGGCGAGTAGCCATACCTAGCAATCTCCAGCCCAGAATCCCAGAACCGCTTGCGGGCGCTGCGTGCCGACTTCAACATAGTGGCCAGAACGCGGCCAGTGGCAGCCCAAGCATCATTGCGGGTCATATCGGTGACATCCTATGGTTTTTGAAGGACTCGCAAGGGTATTCTAGCGCCGACGCCGACGTATATAGAAAGTCACAAGGCCACCGGCTGATCCGCCGTATATCTCACTCATATACCAGACCCCCGGCGTGCCTATGGCCCAGATCACGGCTGAATCGCCTGGAAGTCGAGTAGCGGTCTGCCAGTCCAGTTCTTAGTCAGCAATGGGGTTGCGGTCCCACGGAGTCGCTTCTGGATGGTCGTGCCTGTGTGGATCTCGTCCGCTTCCACAAGGTCGCGGATAGCGGCAAGGTCGGCTTCCGCCGCAACCGACTGATACACGCGGTCAGGATCCATCTGGATAGAACCCGATGTAGCGGCGATGACCGTCGTTCCCTCGTCGTGGTACAGGCGACCACCAGCAAAGACAACCGGGGCTGCGTTCTGGTTATCCAGCTTCAGGTTGATGATGGATGTCACAATCCTGAAGTTGACTGCGTCGTCAGCGATCAGGCCGCCGAAGAAGTTGGCAATTCCGCTAGCCGTCGTGAGGTTGTACATCCACCAGGCATGCAAACGCTGGACGGTCGTGACGCCATCCGGGTCGGTAACATCAACCTGCACGTTCGGATAGTCGCTAGCAAACTCGGTGACGGTGCTGCCGTCAATCGCCGCGGTGTTGTAGATAACGTCATCAACCTGCGACACAGTAAACGCAGCACCGGAGGAAGTCAGCGTGCCCGTGGCTTGGTATTCGTCTTTTGCGGTCACTCCTGAACAGTAGGTGGCGCGGAGGCGGATGGATTTATCCGAGGAATACGCGACGTACCCGGTGAACATGGAACCAGGGACCACAGAGTTGATCAACTCGACGGAGTCCGTCACGTTGTACACTTGGATGCGCGATCCAGCTTCGAGGCCGGTGATCACGATGCCAGCCTGAGTCCCGCTAACATCCGTGTATGCGGTGACCGCCATAGCGCCGTTGACCGTGATTGTGCCAGTCGTGCTGATCGTGCTGTATTTCGCCCCGCTAGATAGCGTTGCGCCGACGTTGACAGTGACATTCTTCGTCAGACTGAGTGCGCTGCCTGAATAGGCTATCAGCTTTGCGCCAAGCCCGGCAACCTCCATGTTCGCACCGCTGGATTGCAGCCAGATTTGCGCGTAGTCGTACAGTTGGTCGAGGGTCGCGTTTGCCGTGACGGTGATGTGGCCGGCGCCGCTAATGCTGAAACGGTCGGTATACGTGGCGGCCGTCGTGCTTGAGGCCGTAACGCCGGAGTCTGCCAGCATGGTGTACGCCACGGCTACGCCACCGATGCCCTTGAGGACAGCGGTTGTTGCAGCCGGATCATAGCCGTAGGAAGCAAGCCCGAACGTGAAACGGTCCGTACTGGAGTTATCTAACCCACGATAGTCCCAGGTGATGGCGCTAAACCTATCGACGCCTAATGCGGCCACGTTTTGGTATGCGCATGCCAGCAGCACGCCGCCGTCCGTGGTAAAGCTGGCCGCGCCAGCGGACAACGCGGATTCGTATGTCCTGTCAGCAGCATAGTCTGGATTGCTGCCGATTTGGTTTGCGGACAACCGACTGCCGTTATTGCGATCTCGGCAGAATATGCGCCCTGCGAGTCCGGTGCCGGCAGTATTGCGGATGTTGGCCGTAACCTCTGCGCGATATTCATGCAGTCCACGATTGCCGGTGGCCGATGTGATCTGATTTCCGCCGACCGTAACATTGGAGCCTGTTTCGTTGTTGATGATCCGGCCCCACTTAGAGGACCAGAATGCTACGTCTACAATGTTACCTGCACGCAAAGCTGGGTTTGGAATGGTAATCCAAGTGTTCGGTGGGGTGGAGCTGCTGAAGGAGAAAGCGAGCCCCTGTTGGCGCGGCGCATATCCGCCAATCGACGGATTTCCGACGAGGACGATGGTCCTGTTCTCGCTGGTGAAACCGTAGGAGATGGCGTCGGAAGACGAAAAGCGAATCTGGAACTGCTCGGTAAGCGCGTCCGTGGAAAGCCCGAGCCCGCGCGTCCGGGCAGCTTTGGAGTAAATGCGGGCCGTGGCACCGGCAACGTCGCAGTAACAGAGCGATCCGGATTCCTCGATGCCGCCGAACCAATCCAGGCGCGAGGTTGCCGTGTTCGGATTGAACATGCTGTTGCCAATAAGGTACGCCTGAACTTCCTGTTTGGTGCCGCGCACCAAGAGGTCGGCACAGAACACCGATACGCCGCTGCGTGTACGATACCAGCCCACAGCGAGACGGCCGCCAGCGTCAATGCGCATGGTCTGCCCTGGTGCCGCCGCGCCGAATTCCAGCAGATGCTTGCTGGGGATCTGAAAAAAGCCCGTGATTGCACAGGCGTTGTCACCGATCGCGTACCGGCGGAACAGTTGTTCGCCTGCTCCGGTAGCGGTCAGCGTGATCCCCGACACGGCCGACAGCGCCGATCCTGCGCCGACGATTTCGGGCGCTTCGTAAAGCGTGATCGTGTCGCCCACCTGCACGTCGGTGGCAAGCTCGGTGTCGTCGTCGCGGTAGAGCCGGTAATAGGTCAGGCGCGTGGTGCTGACCGACTTGATGCAGCGCACTGCGATGACAGCACTGGCGCGGATAATAGCGAACGCCTGCCCGTCGAATACGGTTGACCAATTCAGGGCGGCGTCGATATACCCGGTGTCAACATCAACTGCCGTGTTGACGGCGGTAGCCACCTGCGACTGGTAGCTGCCCGATTGTGTAGTGCGCGACGATGCGATGGCAGACCAGCCCATAGGGGATCAGCCCATTGCAGCGCGGATAGCAGCGGCCTTTGCGATAACAGCTTCGGCATCAGCCAGCGTCTTGGTCACGGCGGCGAGCTTGCCCTCGGCACTCTTGATGCCGTCAAGCGCCTTCTTCTCGGCCGCCTCGGCGGCGTTCTCCTTGGCCTTGGCAACCCTAGCAGCCTCAACGGCGGATTCGCGGATCTTGGCAGCCTCGGCCTGCGCATCGCTCACCAGCGACTTGGCACCAGTGGCAATGCCAGCAGCCTCGGACTTGGCAGCGACCAGAATCGCCGTCGCCTTCTCATCGGCGGCAGCAATCGCCTTCTCGGCGGCTTCAGCCTGCTTCTTCAGCGCATCCACACGCTTGGCGGCATCGGCCAGCGTCTGCTCCCAACGGCCCAACTCGTCGGCCCGCTCCACCAGCTTAGCGAACATCTCGGCACGTTCCGCCTCGGCGCGGATGAACTTGGGAAGGTCAAGGCTCATGCGTTCCTCCGAACATACAGCGTAACGGTGACAGACGTAGAACCGTCACCGCCAACGATGACCGGCTTAAGATAACGGGTGGCAGGCGCGATGATCTCGATGCGGCTTGAGAACCCGCTCGGATAGCTCGAAACCGCGATGTCATTGTCTGCGCCGTCCTGCACTGGCGCATACGGGACAGCGGCGTCATTGGTTCCAGCGGCCTTAACGGTAGCGCCACTCAGGGTGCCGCTCACCTGGAAGCTGCGGTCGCTATGGCTGCCAAGGTCCAGCGGCAGCGGGGTATCAGCGGTGGTGATGTTGGCCCACTGGTAGACATGCGTGCCACGCAGGACCATCCAGTCCGGCGACGGCAGTTCAACGGGGGGAATGTTTGCCATGGTGATTCCTAGTATTTCCTAGTTACTGAGAAAGTAAATGCCTATTTACGCCTTGCCGTCCAAGCGCCGATCAAGAGCGCGGCGAATGCGAGGCCAATACCACCAGACCACAGCACCCACACAGGCAGCGGCCACCAGGAGGACGACCAAGGGGTTGTCTGCGAGCCAGGAGCAGGCTGCGCCGGTGACGGTGACGGCTCCGCCTCCGAGGGCTGCGAAGCTGGCGAGTCCGGCCAGGCCAGCCAAGGGTGGGTAGAATAGCGCGATGACGCGGAGCGCGATGCCGCCTGCTGCGCAGATTCCGCCCGTCCAAACCAGGGTGGATCCGAGGGCGGCGAGGTCGCCAAGCGGTCCCGGTGTTGGGGCTGGATCGGGACTTCGCGCCTCCCCGCACCCGCTCAGGATGCACGCAAAGATGGCGAACAGGAACAGCCATGCCAGGGCAAGCTGCAACATATCCATATGGCTGGGATGTTTCGGCTCCATGTTATTTCTTAACCTCCGCCTTGATGTCCTTGACCATCTCGTAAATCATGTCCAGCTTGGTCTTGCTGGCTTCCTGGGCGATCTCCACGGCAGCAAGGCGACTGTGGAACCACACGGCACCAGACAGCAGAAGGCCGGCGATAACGCCGGTCTTGATGACCCACGGGGTATTCTCGGATAGCTGCTGCTTAGTCATTGGATGCCTTGATGTCGTGCGGGTCGAAGTCTCTGGTAATGCGTTCCGTGTCGCATTCCATACGGAGTCGCTGAATCTCTTTCCGCAACGCATGAACCTCATGCTCGTAGTTGACGGCGTGCTGCCGCGCCAGGGCAAGGTCTAGCTCTAGCTGTGCGATGCGCTGGCGGTCATCCATTGGGCGTCTCGCTGGCGTTCGTTGAGTTGGCACGTCGGAATGAGTACCCCCAGAATCCGCTCGTCTTCCAGCCGATACCGCATTCAATCCAGCGGCCACGCCAGGAGACGAACGGCAGCGGCACCCATCCGCCGTCGATGATCGTATAACCATAGTTCCAGCCGGATTCGGCAAAGGTCCATGGGCTGCGCTTCCAATAGACGGTGCGATGGCAGTCGGCAACGCCGATGACAACGGCATGGAAGTTGCAGAACGGGTTACGGAGAAACCACCGCAACCACGGCCAGTTATGGTTCCGCTCCACATCTGACGCCAGCCAGATGGGATTCAGAACCTGTCGCCAGGTGGGACTTGCCCGGTTCGGTGCGCGGTGGTCTGCGTTCACTTCGCCTCCGCTTCCTTGGGCAGCGCATCCTCCACGATCTTGAGGGCAGCCTGCGCCTCACGCTGGAAGGGGCCACGCACGGCGGGCGCAAGGGTGTTCGCGTACTCGCCAAGGGCGGCAGCAATGTAGGTCAGGGCTTGCTTGGTCTGGTCATTCATGGTGATTCCGTCGTACCAGATTACTCCGTAGGCGCAAGGGGCTGCGGATACAACCGCGCCAGCAGCATCTCGCCATTCGGCTGTGCCTCGCCGGCCATCCACTGCGCCAGCGCCAGGGCGAGCGCAGGCGGCACGTCGGCCAGGTCGTAGCTGACGCCCTCGCGGACACCGCCAGCGGGGAGGACCTGTGCGACCCCATCGACCACGGCTCGCACAGGCAGAAGCTCGGCGTCGAGGGTTATGCGGACCGGCTGGCCGCGTGATGCGCCGACGATCAGTTGCACGCTGCGGGCAAGCCACTGGCTGCCGTCGGGCGCGGGGAGAATCACGTCGGGGATGGAGGCGCGGGGGCCGGTCATAGGTTATCCTTCAAGTCCGTAGGAACGCATGTCGTCGATCAACGCCTTGACGCGTTCGGCAAGCTGAGCGGTGGTGACAGTGGCGGTGTCGAACGTGGTGCGCGTGGCGGTGCCGGTCGCAGCAGCAAGCGATGGTCGGGCGACAGGCGATGCGCCGAAAAATCCCATCCCCGTGTCGTCAATGCGAATGCGGGATAGGCTCTTTGCTATGGCTCCGCCGTTGATCTGTATAGCCCACAGCCAATCGGTCGATCCGCTGTTGGGTGTTCCAAAGCAGACGCCGCGAGCGAAGAAGAAGTCAGTGTTATTTCCGGTGAACGATCCACCGGCGACCGTTCCAGGGTCTACACCCAAACCAATACCGCGCGAGCCATCGCCAATGCAGGTCGCCCAGTATCCGCCAAACCCGTACTGGCGGTGTTTGAGTAGATCGCCATAAGCGGACGCGATGATTGCGCTTCCAGCGGCAGATCCACCCAGGTAAACACCAATGCCGGTAAGACCATTCATCAGAGACATGCCGCCGGACAGGACAAGCGTGCCCGTCGTTGCGCTGGAAGGCACGGTTGCAGCACCACACCGAATGCCGCCGGCAGCAATCAGCACGTCCGTTGCGCCCGGCGTGCCGGGGGCAGGTCCGCCGCTGAACGTGTGCAGCCCGGTGTTGGCGAGGCTGTAGCGCTGAGATCCACCAGCGCGGAAGATGATGCTGCTGCCGGCGGTGACGTCGCCTTCAAAGGTGAGCGTGGCGGTGTCCCACGAGAACAGGCCCTGACGGACGCCGTTGCGCTGGAACTCCATGCGCGCATCAGAGGCGGCGGCGGAATCGAAGATCGAATTGACGCCAGATGTGCCAACCCGCAGTTGGCCAGCAACGCGCAAGCGCTCGGAGGCGATGAGGGCGGTAGCGCCGATGGCCGCTGAACCGCCTGTGAAGAATCGCGCAGTGACACCGCCGCTGCCGATGACATCGAAGGTCTGCCCGGCGGCCGGGATGTAGATGCCGGCGCCGGCAGCGGCGGCGCTGTTCGCGCCGAGTGCCACACGGTCGGCGAGGACGGCGGTGGCGTAGGCCGCCGAGAAACATCCGACGTAGCCCGACGAATCGCCGGTCGAGAAGGAGAAGCCTGCACCGGCGGCAGCGCCGCTGCTGAGGTTGGATGCAGAGAATAAGACGGGGAAGCTGTCAACGTTAACAGATGCGGTGATCGACGAACTCGCCGTCACCGTCGTGCAGGTGATGCCGCCCGACAGGCTGATCGACGTGCCGTTGATCTGGCCGTATGCCGTGATGCCCTGCGATGGACCGGCACCCAGCAGGAGAACGTCGGCCCCCGTGCTGTTCTCGATGAGAAGGCCGGCAGACGACTTCGCCTTGACCGTGGATGTGGTCAGCGGGTCAAGAGTGAATACACGGTCCATGCATGGGAATAATAAGTACCGAGAAATGAATGCAAGTCACCAATCCATCATCTGCGTGGCCATGGATCTGCCCCCGTTGCCTACTGCCCCGAAGGATTCCATGACCCGGCAGGACTCACGCAGGCGCATGCGATGCACTTTCATTTCCTCCGTCATGTCCGGCGTGATGGCAAACGGGTCGGACGACGCTGTTGGCGCTTTGGGGATGGCCGTGGCCTTCAAGGTCTGGAAGGTGCGGACGTTGGGCTGACGGCGGCAGTAATGTGGGGTACGGGACAGGATGTACCGGATGAGGTCAAACGCCTCCAGATGCTTCCCGTCAATGGTGTTGAACGCCAGCTTATTGCTGCCAGCCTTCACGCGGGCGGCGGCGATCATGTCGGCTGCATACCGCGCACGCTCATTGAACAGGAGCAGCGGGCGAGCCTGCTTGTCCTGCGGGTCAGGGTCCAGATACCGCTGCACAATGGGTACGGTATCCTCCAGCCGGTTGCGTCCGATGAGGACCCCACGCTCGGTCTTGACTTTCAACTGGCCAAACAGGATTTCCTTGAAGAGTTCGATGACCGGCTTGCCACGGCTGTACTCCTTCTTATTGGCCGATGGGTCCACGATAAGCGCCTCCAGTGTGCGCCCTTCCAGCCAGTCGTGGATGACCTGCGCTTGGTAGTCCAGCGTGGTATTGGGCCGGTGGGCGAAGTCGATTACCCGTACTGTGGTCGGGTACATGGGTTGGACGCAGCAGAACATGAGGCCGAAGTTGTCTTTGATGCCGGGATCCCAGCCGACCCAGAGATTGTCCTCTTCTGTAGGCTCATAGTCGGCGGTGATGTGCCGCTTGCTGGAGAACTGCGGGAATATCTTGAGCGTGTCCACGGCAGAGCCGGTGCCGAACATGCGGAGCGTAGCCATGCTGTCGCCCGATGTCTCGGACATCGCATCGTGCATGCGCTGGCGCACTTCCATGGAAACAGCAGGGTTCTCCTCAGGAGGGATGCGGAATAGCTTGTATCCCGGCGATCCATCTTCGCAATGCGCCATGAAGTTGCGGAACTCATCGTTGACGAGCGTTTCCGTAGCCACCCAGAGGATGAATCCGCCCCACTTCCGCGATCCTTCCATCACCGCCGTCTGGGCAGCAGCCAAACGGGGGAACAATTCACTACCCAGGTTCTCGTTGCCGACCGCTTCATCGCGGTAGATGGCGTCATAGGTGAAGCCCTGCACACGTTCCCAGGACTTCTTGTCGCCAGACAGGGCGATACGGCAGATAGACCCGTTTTTTAGCTCAATCATGCCGGGGTACTTGCCCTGCGGGGAGTACGCCCAGACGATATGCTCGATTTCCGACGCCGGGATCAGCGGTTTATCAGCCAGCGAGACAGATTTGCCACCTATTTCGACACTGGCACGGATATTTGACTTGGATAGGAGGCGTTCGCCCCAGATACCAGCGGCTTGGGCACGGCTGGGGACGAAGATGCACACTGAGACAGGGCCGTACCAAGGCTTAAACGGGTTGATACCGCGCAGAATACTGGCACACTCTACTATGGCCGTCGTTGTTTTCCCGCCTTGGTTGGCCGATGACACCAAACGATAGGTGGTTGCGTCCTCAAGGATGAGTTTTTGGGTCGGCGTTCCATGCTCAAGGAAGTACCGGCATGGGTCGGCAGCCTTGCGAGCCTCAAGGATCTTCTTCGCCTCTGCCGGGGTGATCTGCTTGCTCATGCCTGCTTGGCCAACTCAGCCAACTGGTCATCGGTCAACTCGCCCTTGTTCCGCTCCATCTCAATGAACTTCTGGACCTCGCTGACGATCTTGCTGTTCTGGTCCTCAAAGCGGTCGCACAGCGCAGCCAACTGCTTGGTGATGCCCGCCTGCGCGTTGATGCGGTTGTAGGGATCCTCGATGTCAGCCGCTTCCTTGAGCATCTTGCCCAGGTGGAAGATCATCTGGATACCCGGCGGATCACCGGGGCAGACCTTGCCATCCCAGGCTTTGGGATGCGGATTGGGTTCCCGCACACCGGGGATGCTGAGGCCGTTGTAACGGTCCACCAGGCGGATCCGGCGCTGGAGAACACGGTCCAAGAGCGCCTGTGCGCGTTCTACGGTCAGCGTTCCACGCTTGGGCGTAGCTGCCAAGGAACCGTCATCGGTGGTGGTTATATCGGTACTCATAAGACCTTTGTACGGGCGGGCACGGAGAAGGCAAGATACGGTAGTCGCACAATGGGTTGTGCATGGATCGTATATGATCCATTTTCCCTCTAGTAATCTCGTTCCCGTTTCTAAGCTCAGCGAGCGTTACTGGCGTCAGTCAACGAGAGCGACGGCCCGTTACAAGCGATGTTTCCTTGCTTATAGTTATACTGCAAACTTGCATGGTATCAGCCGGTGAGTTTCCTATTGGTAATGGAATTCCATTGGTAATCGGAATCTCCCAGGGATGGGATCGAACCACCGGCCTAACGCTTAACAGGCGTCCGCTCTACCACTGAGCTACCCGGGAATGACCAATCCCCCTCACCCGCGCGCGCACGCGAGACTACCATGGATGTTGAGAAATACAACACGTTTCAGATGTGAGAGGGGAAAAAATTTGTAAGTGTGAGCTAGATATAAACTTACCTCCGCCTGGGGCGGACCGGGGACATCAATAACCCTTCCCAGTCCTTTCCAGTGATTAACCTGGCCCAATCAAATGTCGTTGTCGGTAGTAATGTCCGATAATATATCGTGTGTCGTAATCTGTTCTAGTATTTGCAATGACTTACATGGATAGGGGGCTTATTGATAGTGGTAATGCTCCGCTATTGATAGAAGAGGATGGCGTTATCAATAGGCTATCAATAAGAGGGCGGAGTTCGTGGAAATATGGAAGGGGCGGAACCTAATCTTTCCTCCCCCCTATTATATCTTCCCTCCCCCTATTGTTGCTTCCTTCGCTCCCCATATTATTGATTCCCTCCCCCTATGCAGCCGTGCCAATTGTCCATTACTCTTGCGTGTCATACAGTATTGCCCGATTCCAGCAAACTCTTATTGACGTGCATTCCGTCTGATATTTCCAGCTTAATTCACTAAAATACGCGTGTGACACACTGTTCCCGGCCTGTACCGATTGGCCGCTTGCAGACTGGAAACGGTGCTATGCTTCACCCATCACACGGGCACAAGCCCACAGCCTAAGGATCCCGACCATGCGCCTCCCCATCGGAACCCTTGCCTTCTGCCCGCTCAAGCCGGGCTGGTCAACTGGCACGGTAGGAACGATCATCAGTTACAGCACCCATCCGGTCCATGGCGAGCGTGCCTTGGCGCGTTCCACGGATGGTCGCACCTTCTGGTTCAATGTTGAGCACATGGAAGCCTATAAGCCCGTATTGGCCTAATCATGTCCGCCCCCATCTCCCACCTGTCCGCCCTCATCCATTCCATGCTCATCATCCCCATAACCGCCCCTCCATCCCTGATCGCCAGCCTCCGGGCTTGCGGTGTCCCCTTCACCTTTGCCATCTAAGGGCCATCCCATGTCTTACCCCTTGCCATCCGCCCACAAGTTACGCCTGTCCGTTTGGGCGTCATGGTCCCGTCTGGGACATGCGCCATCTTGGACCGGAACCGCCAGCTACGGTACAGAACAATACGATATGACTGTCACGGGAACCGCTTGGAAAAACACGGCCCGCAATCGCATGCTGAAGATGGCGCGCAAGCACTGGGGCCTCCCATGAGGCGCTATGCTATGGAGGACCGTAGCGGGTCCTATTACGGGGAAGGCGTGGATATGCACGAATCGGCTGACGGAGACTGGTGCCAATGGTCAGACGTCGAGTCTGTCCTATTGCGCGCCGCTGCACATGTTGCGTCCCTTGGCATCGCCACGGATGAAGGATTAGACTTCCGTCCGGCCATGGTTGGCAATAATCCTGCCGATGCTGCCGCTCTGTCCGATGCTCACGCAATCTTATACGATGCATGCCGCCCAGGGCCAGACCAGCTTGTAGCGGCAGCCTTAGAGGCAATCAAAGCCATTGACGCCGTGCTTATGTTCGACGGACAGGCCATTGGACACGCGGACAGAATGCACACGTTGCGAGGGGCGGCAACCATGCTCCGCGTGCGGACAAACTTCGATCATAGCTAGCCTTCCCGCCCCCCCCACGCCCGCCGGAGCCATATCCGGCCGCACCCCTGGGGCAACCGCAGGGGTCGCGTCATTGAACCCTAAGCCCATGAAAGGCTAGACATGATCCTCCACCCCATAGCCATCGCCGGCTTCCTAACCCTTGGCCTTGCCCTTGGCGCTATCACCACGGCAACCGTTGATCGCCTGGTCAAGCCCATGACGCACACGGAAGCCCTCGCCGCTGGATTCCTCGATGGCTCCGATGCCTATTGGATCGCCCGCACGGGTGAACCGCTGGACTTCGCGCCTGTATCACACGCCACCAACCCGCAAACCATCCACCGCTAGACCCTAGCGGCAAACCATCCACACTTCGCACATGTCCCGCCGGTGACTGATCCAGCAACGCCCTAGAAAGGCTCTCATGAAGAACCCCGCCCCTGTTACCATCCTCGCCCTGAAGCTGGCAGATTATGCCCACACGCATGCCGTGGATGCCGTCCACCGTCATAACGGGAAGCTCGCCATGGACGCCACGCGAATCGTTGCAATCGCTGGACAGGTTCGCCGGCTCGTAGAGGCCGGATGCAACGCAGAATTGACCGCGCGCCAATCCAAGCGTTTAGACAGTCTCCGCAAGCGTGCTAACGAAATCCTGCTGCCCTACGCCATGAAGCTGGACAACCCGTGGGGTTTGTGCCACTACGCAGTCCCGCTGGTGTCGGATGATCGCTTGTCCGAGTCCGACTGCACCTTCCTCGCCTAAAGCAAACCCGCCGGGAGTACGGTCCCGGCCCATAACCCCGAACACAAGGATATACCATGCACGCAACAACCCGACACTGGACAATCTGGCGCTTTCAGTCGATTGACGGCTCGCAATGCGTCACGGTCGCCAAGC